TACAGATCAATAGCGGCAGTGCAACAGCATGGAAATGGCGAGGAGAAAACTGGTACGAACAGGCGTCAGATAACGCAGACGATATGAGTGCAGCAACCCGCCGCGCAATCACAAGGGCAGCAGCAGAAATTGGAAGGAACATGAAATGACTGACTACTGCCTTGATTGCGGCAAGCTCATCCCAATCGGGCAATGCTGCGATTGCTACGCCGGTTCACTTTTTCGGAGACTGCTATGAACACACTAAGACAAGCCGCGCAGCAGGCGCTGGAGGCGTTGGAGAGTGGGTTGGCATTTGATGCACATTCCACGGTTTTACAAAACCTCCGCACCGCGCTGGAGCAGCCAGAGCAGGAGCCGCTGACGGGTGGGGAGATTTACACAGCGTACATCACCGCTGCAAACCAAACACTACGCCCACAAGACGAACGGATTGCGTTTGCTTTTGCCAGAGCCATCGAAGCCGCCCACGGCATTAAGGAGCAACCATGACTGACCTAAGACAAGCCGCGCAAGCTGTGCTGAACGCTTGGAATGACCGGGAGGGTATGTTCGAGTTTTCTTTGGTAATTGAAGACCTGGACAAAGCACTGGAGCAGCCAGAGCAGGAGCCTGTAGTTCCGCCTGAATTGGAAGCGCATTTCCGGCATCTTGATGCACTGGAGCAGCCAGAGCAGGAGCCGGTAGCGTGGATGTGGAAGCACAAAACAACAGAAAAGTGCGGCGTTTATTTTGAAGACCCCGCCGATATCTACGATTCGCCATCGGCCTATTATGATTGGACGCCCCTCTACACCACCCCACCCGCAGCACAGCCAGAGCAGGTTGACTGCCCCCGCTGCGGCCACGTTTGCTCACAGCGCCCGTGGCAGGGACTGACGGATGATGACTTGGAATTTTGGACGGAAGAGTTAGGTCAAGGCGAATTGGGCAGAGGCGTTATTCGGGCAGTGGCCGATCATTTGAAGGAGCGCAACACATGACTAGAGATACTGAACAAGAAGTAAAGCCTTGCGGGTTTGTAGGCGGGGCTTGCACACACTGTGAGGCCACTGAGCGAGGAGATTGTCAGGGCTGGGTTAGTTCGCCCAAGCGCCCGTGGGTAGGGCTGACGGACGAAGATGTAAACCGAGAGTCTGCCCCGATTACTTCACAGATGAAGCTGGCGTTTCACGCTGGGATGTATGTAGCTCAACAGATATTGAAGGAGCGCAACACATGATCTACACCAAGACCAGCAGCACCGCCATCTTTCTGTGGCCTGCCGTTGCCATCAATGTCGAAGAGGACTGGTGGATTGAACTGGCGTGGCTGAGTTTTGCAATTGGAATTAGGAGGGGGACATGACTGAAGATGAAGCCTTTGAAGAATTAGAAAGACAGATCAAGTACAAGTTGGACAGCACCCGCACGACAGTGGTGTCAAACGACTACTACTGGATTCCTATCGACGAACATACGCCCACCGGGGTCAAGGTCTTGCTGCTTGGCAGGTCAGGTGTGGCAACGATGGGACACTACGAAGCACTGCCGGGTACGCAGTTCTGGACGCACTGGGCACCACTGCCGAGGAAGCGCCCTTGAAACGTCCCACCCAAAATCTTGAGGTGGTGTACACCGTTAAACTCAGCAAGGCACAGCGCATCAAACTATTGCAGCTTGGTGGGCCGCAGTGGATAAGGAATCAAATTGAACGATCTACCGAACTTCCCGGCTTGGGAGAGAGCGACACTGGACAAGTTCGCCCTAGACGCCTACCTACGGCTACAGGCCCAGCAAGAGGCGCTTGAGCAGCTACGGCAAGACTTGCGGGATGCCATGAGCCTGCTACGCAAACAAACGTGTACCGCTGCGGTCAATAATTAGCGCCTGACGCCGGGGTTTGTCGCTGATGCTGATGTGCGTCCAAGCGTCAAACTCGCGGATGATCTGGTCATAGGGCAAGTGCAGCAACGCCCTTACCACAGCATCAGGAGCCATCCCAGGAACTTTGAAATCAGCAGCCAAGCCTTGCCTATGCTGACTGCTGTCTTTGGAGCCTACAGCGTCATTCACGGCCTTGCTGCGGAACGCTGAGTTGATCATGATCGGCTTGCCGCCCAATGTGGTTTTGACAGTCTCCAGAAACTCAGCTAGCCGCTTGATGTTAACCAACTCAGTAGCGTTTGGCGTGTTGTCCAGACTGCGGTGATCAGTGTGCGTCAACTCGGCAAGGGTAAAGTGTGGGGTCATTTTTTGCTCAACAAATCAGTTTTGGCCTGAGAACCGGCAGAGGAACCAAAGTAGTAAGCAATGATGCCCGTCCAGGCTGTACCAAGACTGCCCAACATCATCAGAATAGCGGGGTTGCTGGAGTCGATCTGGTTGAAGAACATCATCACCATGATGCTGAAGAATCCAATGGTCACAGCACTAGCAAGCAATGGCGGCATCATTGAGCGAGTCGTGGCCTGCATATCACGGGCGCTCTTGCGGTCTTCAACCTCTAGCTTTTCAAAGTTCAAGCCAAGTTCTTGCGCCTGCTTTTGCAATTCAATTTCAGCTAGTTTCACCTGCGCAATCTGGTCGGCGGTTAGCTTGTTGTTGCTGATTAGGTCGCCAACCTTTGCTTCATCTACGCCGATGGCTTTTGAGATAGCAGACACCGCCATGCCAGCCAATGGGCCACCAAGAGCCGTGGCAATCGTTGGTGCAATTTGTTTGAGCCAGTCCATATTGATTAGCCTTTAAGGTCGAAACTTAGATTTGCATGGCGGGGGTATTGAACAACACGTTCACCCTCGGGGCATTTGTACTTGATCGTCGCCAACAGAGTTGCTGCCCCTGGGGCAATCTTCTCTTTTCTCACCATCGTGAGTTGGTAGGTGAACGTGTCAATTGTTGGCCCTGCTGGGCCGCTAAACTTGCTTGCTGTGGTGGTTGCCTCATGCACCATGCCTGCGGCATCACGGACACTTGGGGTAAAACTCTCTACTGAGCAATCATCACGTTTTTTTACCCGAGCCACGGTGACGTTGATGGGCTTGCCGACCTCTGCCATAATCTTGAAATGCTCTGGATGCCACTCAAGAATGGCCCTGTCAAACCATCCAAACTTGTCGGCAAGGGTGTAGCCCCCACCAATGGCTGCAATGCTGGCTGCGACTGCTCCAATGGCTTTGGTGAAGTCAATCATTTTTTCCAGAACTGGACAAGACTGAAAACTACTGCCGCCGCAGCCCAGACGCCCATCCCGCGGTTAACCCATTGGTCGATCTTGCGGTCAACCCTGTGCAATGCAGCATCATGGACACTGATTTGTGCCTCAACTGCTCCAATCCTAGCGCCCTGGGTGGCTTGGCGTTCCTCGAACAAGATCAGCTTGCCAACAGCATCTGTCAGCTTGTCTACCTTGCTTTCAAGGCGACGGAAATCATCGTCAGTCATCTGAATGTCCCGTTATTAATCGCGTCGAGCAAACGCTTGCCGTACTTCTCCACCGCCGCCTTGGTGATAACGTACTCACCGCCCTGCAAAGCACCGTAGCCATCGTCTGGAGCAGGGGCGCGGCCTTTGAGGTGACGGGCGTCTACCATGCCGCCTTTTGCAAATTGGTAACTGCCGCCATAAGCATCCCCGCCGTAATTATCACCAGAAGTTCTACCCCCAAATTCACTAGCAGCAGCAGCGGCTGCGTCACCCCCAAAGGTGGTGGTGTCAAAAGTTGATTGCGGTGCCGTGGCTGAAGGTACGGCAGTAGAAGTGCGATCAGTAAAGACATCACTGTAATCTGTGTAATCGGGCGCTGCGCGATTGGCAGTGATTTCACCAGTCTGAAATGACTGTTGCGGCGTGTTTTCCATAGGCGCATTCATCTCTGATATTTCAGACGCCCTGAATTGATCTTGCGCCCGTTCTCTGGCGTCCCGGCTTGGCGCAAGCTGCGAACCTTGATATGCCGATATACCTGCGTCAACTAACCTTCCAACATTGAACGCTGGGCCAATAACAGGCATCATGCCCATAGCAAACCGCGACATGGGCGACATACTGTTGAGCGTATCCCGAAAAGCATTCCGATCCTGTGCTGGGCCTAGCCCAAGGGGGCCAGATGGTGCGGTAGTGCCAACGCCATAATCATTGCCTTCGCCACCCATCATGTTTTGCCGCCGCTTGCGTTGCATTTCGTTGAAAGCATTGAGGTAGTACATATCAGGTTCCTACTGCGTCATTGCGTTTTGGTTCTGTTGAACAGGGCCAAGCATATTTTGAGCGCCGCGAGTAAAAAATACCGGCGTATTTGCAAACGCTCCTTCAAGTATATCGGGAGTTTTGCCTAACCTCATGCGATTAGCCAAACGATTAACGTCCTGGACTCTACGTGCTTCTGCAATTCCTTTAGCCGCCATGCCTGCTGCAGCGGTTTGTAAACCAAGTGGATTGACCGCCGTAAAAATAGCTGCCGCTGGCGTCATAGGCGTAAATTTTGCTATAGTCCTAAGCATAGTCTGCAATGAACCACCTTTGGCTGACGCACGAATAGCCTCTTGCTCGTCTGAGGTAAAAAACCTCATCTTTTTGTCATTTTTTGCCAGTGACGAAAGTTGAGATGCAATGTTGGCTTCTTTAGACCCCTGCGATACATTAGCGTTTTCAATGATGTCAGTAATCATCTCGCTTTTTTTCATTTTTGCGTAATCAGCGCGAGCGTCTTTCCACGCTTTTATGGCTGCTTTGTCTGAAGTTACCGCTGCGCTTGGCGGCGCATTCATGACGTAATCGTCAAATTCATCCAACAGTTGACTGGCGGCTTTTCGTTCGGCAGGCTTAGTACTTTTAGCTGCATTGCTAACAATGGTTCTTAAAGTATTTAGCTCTTGTACATTTTTGGGATTTCCAGCAGTCAATTGTGCTAATGCCGCATCCACATCCGGCATTATGCGAGGGTCATATCCAGAACTAGACCGTAATTTATTTGCCATGCCACCCATGTGCGTAACAAATTGCTGGTTGTCTAATTCAAAATTTGATCTGTCCAAAATATCGTAATTGGCTTTGGATTGTGTTTTTAGTTCTTCAGCCGTCGGAGCAGCAGTACGTTTTACGGGCCTTACGCCTGCTGCAACGCTAGTACCAATACCAGCAGCCAAACCAGCCAATGGGTTATCCGTCAATTCCGTAACCGTTTGGCCCGTAGACGCCGCCAGAGGCGCGGTAACCATCTGAGCAATTGGAAGCCTAGCCGCTTCTTGACCAATACCTAATGTGCCTGGTGCAACGGTTGCAGGCAACCCTGGACTTGTTCTACCAAAATTTACGATTGATCGCCCAGCCGCTACTGCGCCACCAGTTCCGCCTAAAGCGCCAGCGCCTGTTTGCAACACTCTTTCAGCCGGAGTTTCAGCCCTAGCGCCAGGTAGAAAATTTGATATGACTTGTGATGGCAAACGAACATTGCTATCCATAAGCCGGTTGTACCCTTGGATCAAAATATCGGCGGCTGGTACAGCTAGACCGCCAGCCAACGCTCCAACACCAGCACCTACCGGCCCACCAGCCATAAAGCCTGCTGTAGCGCCAGCAGCCGCAGGGGCTAAAGCCTCTGCCGCGCCCCGTGCAGCAACGCCTACTTTTCGGGACAAGTCTTCAACCGTAGATAATTTTGGTGCCAAATGCTCCAAAATTTCCATAGGTTTATACCCAGCGTCTAATGCTTGTGTAACTCTTGGGTCTTTGTCTTTTAGATACCCAATTAGTTCGTCATCGCTGTAACCAGCCCGACGCGCCGTGTTAATTTGATCCCGAAAATTATCAGCCATCATTTACCTCCTTGAGGCGAGCCACCAAATATGGAACCTAACGATGGACGTTTTGCGTCTTTGCTTTGAACGGCAGGTGTTTTTCCTTCTAATGTAGGCGCGGCCATTTGCCCTGTTGGCTCGTAATAACGCATAGAATCTTTTGCCGCAGGATCATCTTTCATTCTGCCCAGCAATGTCTGATGGTTACTAAAAAGTCTAGAGGCTAATCGTTGAGAAACACTAACAATTTGTTGCAACTCAGGAATAGTCATGTCGTTTATATCTGCTGACCGTGCTTTTTCAAGCAATTTAGTTTCAGTATCAGTAATTTGGCCTTGACCTCTAAGTTCAGCCCTACTTTCTAACGTCAACCCAGCCAAACCTTGAATTGCAGAGCGGGTGTTAACTAATTTTTCTTTGTCTCCTGCCCCAGCAAGTTCTAACACTTGGGCAAATTTTGTGCGAACGCCAGCTAAAGGGCCAGCAATAACATTGCCAGTATTTAAGGCTTCTCGCACTGAATTTGCAGTGTCCATCATTGATGTTGCACCTTCAGCTTTAACTAAAGATGTTTCAACTCGTTTACCAACAGGCTCAGATAAACTTTTTCCAGTTGGACTGGTGGTAGCAGTTGCGCTTATGTTTGCAGCGCCTGCTTTTTTAAACCGCATAAATTCAGCTTGTTGATCAGGCGGCAACTTTAAAAACGCAGAAAATTCAGCTAGTGGCTGCGCCCCTGCCGCAGGCGACAGCCGAGCAACATCTTTATTTAGTTGGTCAATGGTGGCTTTGACGCGAGGATTTTGATCTGCAAGCGCTGTTAACCGCTCAAGTTGCGCCAATTTGTTTTGCAGTTCGCCTGACATTGCCGGTGCAGCCATAGCGTTAACTGGCGCGGCTGGAGCAGCAGACCCAACAGGAGCCATAGCGTTAGTAGGCGCTGCTTGAGGCATAGCCTGAGCGCCACCCATAGCAGTGGCAAAGGCCCTGTCCCTCCCTTGCATTTTACGTACTTCTTCCATACCCATAGCTTCGTCTTCTAGGTATTTCTGAAACGCAGTGGGTTCATCAGGAACTTCAGCTAAAGCCTGTTCCAACGGACTAAGACGGCTTCTAATTGGGCCAATGTCTGGGTCTGCATATTGCATCTCCACAATCCTACGAGCATCAACAGCATTCCGCGAACGCAGTAGCGCATCTTTGTAAGAACCTAATTTCTGCGTGACTGCCGCAGCTTTGGCAACCCGTTGCTTATCCGCCTGCCCAGCGGCAAACTCCTGCTGTCGCATACCAAACTCTTGCTGGGCCTGCGCTGCTTTTTGCTGGGCCATTGCGTTGGCCTGCATTTTCTCTTGGCCTTGAGAATAGCCCTCAAAGAAATTTGAGGGGCCACCTTGGTCAAGAACTCCAAAATTAAGTGCCATGATGTGTCCTTAACCGTAGTTATATGGGTCAATAAAGTTAACGCCCATTCTTTGGTTGTATTGGCCGGGGCCATAAAAGCCGCTGACTAGGCTGTCAAAGCCACCAGACCCAAATGCTTTTCCAATGTTGCCGTAGGCCGATTGCCTAGCGCGTTCAGACGCTAACATGGCGTTGCCTTGAACATCGCCTTGGTTCATCATCAGATTTCCAGCATTGGTTGCGTAACTTTGACCGGCAGTGCCAATTTGAGTCCCTGCTGTTTGCCCTACACCAGCAAGTCCCGCCAAACGGTTGTAACCAGTGTTTGAACGCGCTACGTCAGCGTTGTAGCCGGTCAAAGCGCGGTTGTAGGCATTGCCAAACTCTTGCGAAGCCATATCTTGAGCATTGCGCCCCGCCGCCTTCAACGCGCCGCCAGAGAATAAGTTTCCACCAACGGCTTGTCTGCGCTGAAGTGCTTTCTCGCTTTCTGCCAATCGGTAGTTATAACCTGGGTCTAAAACCAGATCACCCGCACCAAACCTGAATGGGCCTGGTTGTTCAAACGCGCCGCTTTGCATCTGCGCTAGTGCGTTGTTGCCTATTGCCAGCCTTGGTTGTTGTCTAGCGACATCCTCTTCGTACATACGCGTTTGCAACGCCAAAGCACGATCATTGGCAGCAGCAGATGTATTCGCGGCCTCTCTTGCCGCGCCTGACGACCCACCGCCCGTAGCCTCGTCAAGACCGCCACCGAGAGCAGCGCCCAAAGCAGTAGCCGCTGTAGAACCGCCACCAAGAAAATATCCCGCCGCACCACCTATTAATTGACCCCAACCCATAATCGTTCTCCTTGTTACCCAACCACCCAGGCCGTGCCATCTCTCC